GTTACGGCGAGGCCGAGGATGTAGTTGCGCTTTGTAGACGACTTGTTCCGCAAGGAACGGGTCGATTTGCACGAGCTTTTTTTTGTACGCCCGAGGGATACGCCCTTTTTTTCCATCCGTGATTAGGTACCCCTGCGAGAGGTCCTGTTTGTTTTTAGTTATCCATTTTGTCCCAATTGCAGGGTGCCGAGACATTCGGATGAAAGGTTTTTCTAGGGCGACTCCGTCTGGTGAGGCGTAGATCTGCCCGTGCTTTTTGATGGTGTATTGCGCGACATATGCCGCCGAGGCACCGGTTACGGTGCCGATTTTGTGCTGTCCGTAGGTCCAGAGTTTAGCCAGGGCAGGCGATTCGTAAAGGTCTTTCCCGACCTCATATTGATCTGCGAATCCGCCGTTGAAGAGCAGGACGTGATAGTGGGGCCGATGTTTGTGCTCGCCGTACTCGCCGGAAGCGAGATAGCGCATGCTTGCCCGAGCGTCAGAGAGAATAGCACTCCAGCCCCGATCACGAGCGCGTCGAAGCCGCTTAAAGAAGTCCCGAAGATGTTCCGGTACGAGCGTGCCGTCATCGGGAAGGTCCTTGTCCTGATAGGTGAGAGTTAGGAACGAGTTGTGTTTCCATTGCCGTGCCTCGTGCACCGACCGACGCGACCAATCGGTCGCTCTATCGGTCAGGCACCCGAGGCACCCCCCACAGGGCAACTGCATGTTTTCTTGCCCGAGGGGGGGCCACAGGTCCACGGTACCACAGGGTCCGTGGTGATAGGCCGGGATAGGGTGGTAGCATGCCACTAGAGGCGCCACCCGCCGCGCATGATCTGAATATTCTTGCGGTGGGTGAGCTTTGCGCCCTTATTGAAGGCCCGAGCGCCCTTCCGCTTGTTTACCGCTCTGCGGTGCATACTAACTCCTTGTTTTTGTTAGGTTTAGACACCCATTTTATAGGGTGTCAGTGGGCACATATATATCTAGGAGTCTATGTGCCCGTTTCCGGAGGCGCAACGGCCTCCGGTGTTTCAGGTTGGAACCGCTGTAGCAAGCCGAGGCGCACGGCCTCGTCGCCGTTTTCAGGGTCGTTTACGAACTCCCACATCTTCCACGGCTGGTTGTCGAAGCGTTCCCGCAGCTTGGCGGGAAGGTCCATGAACCGGTTTTTCGCGTCGTTTACGAGCTCCAGCGCGGTCCTGAGATCGGGGACGTCCGAGAAGTCCCCGTAGGCACCGGGGTTGAATTCGCCCATTGGCATGGGCTTGTTCGTCAGCCCGAAGCGACGGGCTAGCACGTTGATATCGCAATCCTCCACGAATTGCTGTTGCGTCAAGCTTTCGTCTTTGCACTCCGTGGCCGCCCCCAGGCCGACTTTTTCGTCGGCCTCGACTCCGTCATTGGCGGTCCGGTATACGATGCGCTTTGTCATTTTTTACCAGTCTGTGCCGAGGGCACGGTTAGCTTTGCCGCGGAATCTGATCTGATTCCGCTTCTGTTTGTTCCACCAATTCGCAACGCCTTCCTTCAGGCGTTCGAGGGTGGTTGCGGAGATTTCCGCGCCTGTTTCCACGAGTTGTTTGGCTCCGGTCACGCCTTCCGCAATAGATGCTTTCGGCACCAATCCCGCACGGTTAAGCGCAATGCGCGTTTCTGTTTCGGTAAGACTAAGACCGGATTGCGCGGCGGCGTTTCGGACGGCTCTAACCCGGTCCTCGAACGAGGCCGACGCATAGTCACGGTCTAGCTCCCTGATCTGGCGGTCGATGGTGAGAATTTGGTTCCGGATCCCGGCGGCCGTGTTTTCGGCCTGTTGCCCGACGCCTTGAAGCCGTCGGAGGTTGGTATCCTCGCCCAGCAGTACCCGCCGAGCCCCCGATTCGGCGGTTTGGGCGGAGATTTGGGCGTTTTCTAGGAAGGGCCGAGCCCGTAGGGCATCTGCTTGGGCCCTGTAGACGTCTGTCTGGGCCTCTGTAAGCTCCGCATTGGCTCGGGCCTGTCTCGCTGAGGCCGCGCCTTGCGTGGCCTTTACAAGCGATTCTCCGACGTTTGGGAGGTCGGAGGTTTGAGGGTTTCCCCCCCCTTGCCCGTAAGCCAGGGCAGGGTTGAGTCCTGCTTTCCGCATGTCTTTGACCGTGTCCTGGTACCGGCTCTTAAAGGCATTCCGCGCCTGATTGGCGCTAATGATGCCTGAAGCCGCATCCAGGGCGGGTCCGACGAACGGTACTACATCGAGTAGTCCCATTGTCACACCCCCCCATTAGGGGGGGGCCTCTGTTGAGGGTTAGAAGCGGGTCAGACCGGGAACGGAGTACATCGGGATCGCCCGAGTCTTTGACACGGTGAACACCGAGTCAAAGAGGATTTGGACACTCCGTGCCGCTTGACCAGCGGCGAAGATACGGTCTGCGGTTTCGCGGGTCGCATCGCGAATGAACGTGGCGTTGAGCGTCGGCAACGACAAGAACTGTTGCGCGACATGCCACTCGTCGATGTTGCCCGTCGACGTGGACTTAAACAGTCCGGTGATTTCGGAGGGCTGATACCGGTATTCCGCCCACCGTTCCTGATAGCCGAAAGCCGACTCATCTGCCGGAGAAGTCCCCGTGCAGTAAATCTCGTCGTTTCGGATGATTTGCTCACCCAGGTTCGCGAAGGTCGGCCAATAGAAGTCGAACCGGGTGTTGCGGGTCCACATCCGCCGCAACCCCTGCTGATACGTCACGTCCGCTCGGACGTTGACGAGGCCGAGAATGTAGCCGTGTTCGGTGGCGTGATACTGGAACCGGTGCTGTGCGTTGATGGTTCCCTGTCCGGCCAGTCTCCCAAGAGGGTCCGAAGAAGTCCCCGCCGAGGTCTGGGGCATGGCTTGGGTGTGTACCGGAGACCGTCCTCCACCGATGTATTCGGGACGCTGGAGCCGTGCGTCCTCTGGGGTAACGCCGAAGTGGTTTTTGAGTAGCTCGGTGTAACGGGTACCACCACGAGCGTCCTTCTCCAGAAACTGCTGTGTAGCCACAGCGAGGCGTTGCGCATTGATGGTTGCTCCGGTCGCTGAGGACAGATCGGCGTAGAGGTTTCCCGGCAAGAGCGCGGGTCCGGTCATGCTTCCGGCCCCTGACGTGCCGAAATTCCCCGAGCTACCCGTAGCCAGGAGCAAGCCCGTTGTCGGGGTCCCCATACCCGTTGTCAGCCAACGAATCCCGTTGGCGTTGAGGCCGGAGTAGGCCGTGGCGCGAGTCTTGACGACTGCTTCCCCCCCAATCGGGAGGGACACTTCGACGCCCCCCTTGAGCGGCCACGGTAGCGCCGAGGTGAAATAGTCGTGCTTTTTGGCGCGCCGTTCGAGGTTGTACAGCGCGATAGAGTCCGGCCCGTCTGTGATCGGGCACGGAATGGAGTTCATGAGATTTTGGTCGCGGAACCACTCATTGAAGATTTTTGCATAGGCCCTGAATGGCAGGGCCGACACGTCGATGACCTGTCCCGGTGCGACCTGTCCCACCGTCGGAAGCCCCAGATGGTCGGCAATCCCCCCCACGATGAAGCCCCCCGAGGGGGACGCGACTTTGGGAATCACATAGTCGATGGACGACGAGGGGTCGGTTTGCTCCCCCATAAACTTTGTCCAGTTCTCCCAGATGATCCGGTTTGGCACGAAGAAGAAGAACGATTCCACCTCGAGGTTATCCATGAGCGGGAACACCAGGTTCGACATCCGCGCGAAGATCGACACGTTGCCCTTGTGGATGTCTCCCGGCAATACCTCGTCCAGATACACCGGGACGAGGAACGACGTGTCAAAGGTGCTTTTGCGCGTGTGTTCGACCTTGAAGGTCGAGCGCGGTACATCGTTGCGAGGCACCATCGCGAAGCGCGACGGGTCCACCATCGGGAGAGCGCGGTTGAGATTACGCATTGCTGTGTTCCTTCGAGGAGAGCCACGCCGAGCCGGTGGCAACGGTTGCCGGACCGTCCGGCGGTGAGAAGATGGTTCCGCTGTCGGTCAGAGTGCCGACGAGAATGAGGTTGAAGTCTGCTGGATGCTGTGCGAGTAGCGATTGCTCATTAGCCAGGGCATCGTGAAAAGTCCGAATGGCGGGCGCGTCCGCGCTTTCCTGAATGATACCGCCAATGACGGTCTTTGCCACGAGGTCATAGACCATGTAGAGCGACTTCAGCATTTGTGTGTCCTTTCGGAAGGTTCCGTCTGATTGACTGTCGATCATTCGATCGACAGCGACAATCAGACGGTGTTGCGACGGGCGGAGAGTTCCGCGCGTCGTTGATGTATTTGTTCGGCGGCTTCCAAGTTACGGCGAGGCCGAGGATGTAGTTGCGCTTTGTAGACGACTTGTTCCGCAAGGAACGGGTCGATTTGCACGAGCTTTTTTTTGTACGCCCGAGGGATACGCCCTTTTTTTCCATCCGTG